GCGTTCTTTGTGTCGAAGTCGTTGTCCTGATCGAACATCGGCTCGTCACGCCAGAAGAACGTCATACCATTCGGGCAGTTAGTCCGAATAAACCACGCGTGAGGCGCAGTGAAGTAATGGTTCATCTTGATGCCCTTGGGGAAGGCATTAGTAGCTTTCAACACGTTGATGTTGTTGTTAGCTGTGTTGGATTGCAACACCGACTGCAAAATGCGGTTAGCATTGTACCATTCCTGACGAGAGATGTGCAGTGACTCCGGCATGATGTTAATCAGCAAGCCTGTGTCATTCTGCGCACCCATGATCTGGATGGTTAGGTCTTCCAACGCAGCTTCCGACAAGTCAGCCGCGGGGCTCAGCGCATTGCTAAACGTACCGCCGGTAGCGTTGATGTGGCTGGTAGAAACCAGTGACGCACCATCGCCAGTCGTAAAGTAAGTCGTTGCAAAAGCGTTGTTGTAAGGGAAAGCCCCCACGTTTTCCGTCGTCTGGTTCATCGAGAAAGCATTAGCTTCCGCGCGCCTGGTCGCTACCTCTTTGTACTGGTTGTCACGCAGTTCTTCAAAGGTCACAATGTAGCCAAGCGCATACGCAATGTGCGTATAGGTATTGACAACACCTTGAACTTCGCCGTCATACGTCACTGGAGCACCCTGCGCCTTGACCGGAGCCAAGCCGAATGGAGTCACCTGCACGCCTTGTTCATACGCTTTGTCTGACATCTTGATATCGTACAAATCCGTATATTCCTTGGCATGGGAGTCATAAACCTGACCCCACGTAGTATACACCCCTGGCCACAAAAGCTTTGGGTGACTGCCTGTGTTAATTACACCGCCTGCCATAATATATCTCCTTTAGACGCCAGCGGCGCCAGTACCTGTGCCGAGTTCGTGCACGTTGATCTTTACAAGGTGCTTGGCATAGGCGCCAAACGCATTGTCCGAAGTGCGAACCAAGCCCATCAAGCGAAGCTGGAGGGTTGCGGTAGTCGCGGGAGTTGCACCGGTGGAACTACTCAGCAACCAGCCCGAGATGAATCCGTTACCAGTGCCGATGACTGGAATAGTATTCAAACCGATCTGGGTAGCCGCTAGCGCAGTGCCGTTAGACTCTTCCTGGATAGCGAAGATTACATTTGGATCATCTACAACCATTGCGTACCAGTCAGTTGTCTGCGCAGCGGCGGGACGGAAGGACTGATTTGGGTTGATAATGTTAGCTGGAAGGCCTTCAGAAGACCCCAAGCCAACAATCACGCCGCGAAGTGCGCCCGTTGCAGCGCCAAGCACAACGCCTGGAACGCCGTTTGCATCAGCGGTTCCACTGCTAATTACAGGGTCGCCGATGTAGAGTGCGGTAGCATAAGCCGCCGCGATAGAGTAAAGCCGAGCTTGACCACTCCAGGGCGAACCGTTAAGGTACTGCACTGGTGTAAAGCCACTCGGACGATTAGCATTTGCCATGAGAATCTCCGTAGGTTAAGCGCTTCTGCGCTTGGGTTTGAAAAAGTCCGGAATCTGAGTTTTCGTCTTATCCACGTAGCGGTGCTGGGAATCGCCTGGGCGATCATTCTCTGCCCCAATCATTCCGCCAAGAAGAGAATCACGAATCTTCGAATTTTTAGCCTCAACCAGTACCTGGTCTTCGTCCCACCATTCCTGCTTAAGTTTCATAAGAACCAGCCGAGTTGGTTGACCATCTTTTCCTACCTCTTGTCCGGAGACAACACTTACTCTTGAGCCCATGTCGGTACTCCCGCTGACGCTAGATTCGCCGCCGAGACTTACATTATTGAGTTTCATTTCAGATTCATTAACAAACTCATACCCACCATCAAGCGCACGCTGGAGGCGCTCCGGTGTGCTCAGAAACCAATGTAAGTGATAGCCAGGTATCTCCGCCACTTCTAGGCGTTGCACCGGCACTGACATTGGGATGCGCTTACGCTCGCGCGCTACGCTGTCTTTCTTGCTTGCAGGGTTAAGTAATTCCATTTTCATTCTCCGAAATATATCTCAGCGTACCGATTACGCCACTCTTGCTGACTTTTGTACTTCTTGCCCTCGCCGACAAAGCGTCGAGAATCTGCATCGCAGGCTGCCCGTGCATCCGCTGGCATAGAAGCAAAACCTTTGCGACCATTGCCGCGAGGTTCACTCTCAGCTCCGTTACGCGCACCCTCAACTTTATCTCCACGCGGGGTTGTTTCGCCAAGTTCTCGTGCAACCTCTGCTGCAACTTTCTCGAAGAAAACGCGCCCGACTCCGGATTCGCCAGCATCCCGAAGCTCCTGGGCAATGCCTAGAGCAAGTGCTGTTTTCCGTTTGTTCGTGCCAAACCAAGGATTCTCAGCATTCCATTCTGCAAGATCTGGCGGCGGCGTAAATACTTGCGGCGGTGGTGGAGGTGTCTGCTTTACAGGCGGCGGAGTTGTGTTCAGCTGGGTAAGCCGATCTGTCAATTCCGCTACTCCATCGTGGTCGCCGGCCTCGGAAGCTGCAGATAACTGTAACTTCACCTGGCGCCGAGCTGCTTCCACAGCCTTCTGAGTATCAACGCTATGCCGCTCCTCGATTTGAGAAATAGAATCCTGAGCCGCCTTTAATGCAGCTACGGTCTTCTGGGACTCTCCACGAAGTGTTTCAAGTTCTGCGTGCAACCGCTTGTTTTGCTCCTTGACGATTGGCAAAACAGTTTCCCCGCGTTCTATGTAGACGTCAGCATCTACAAAACGCTCGGGATCTCCACGGAAGCGGGACGGAGGAATCCAACCCATTTTTTCCGCAGCTTGCTGCACGTCTGCCGAAACAGCGCTTTCCACACTTGCAATATTTTCATCAGCCATGTTCAGTCTCCTCGTGCGTGATAGCACAGAATATATCTCGGTCGTTTACCAAGCGATATATGATTCCATCCGCCGGCCCTTTTGCCATGAAACCTGCAAACTTAGTCACCAGCACACGTTCGCCAATGGCTGCACGCGGAGTCGGTTCATCATGCCAGGCGCTGGGCCCGACAGCAACAACTACAGCGCGGTTATCCACCATGCTTAAGCGTCCTTGAACAGATTCTGGTAACACTATCTGAGCTCCTCTGCGTTCGGGTTCGTAAAGTTTAATCAGTACCGCCACTCCGCGGGGTTCCAGACCCGAGGTGTTTATCACTTCTGTCATCTAACTCTCCTATGTATTGCTCATAATCTAGGTCTTGGATAAAAGCATAGCCTTTACAAGTGCCAATATTCCCCACGTTAGTCAGAGCCATTGCGCGCTCATCGTAATCTGTAAAGGATCCACCTTCCCAAGCATGGCGCATTTCATCGCGTTTCTTGGCAAGGATTTCCATCACCGCCAGTGTTACTGGATGTGACTTCCATTCTTCAAACTCGTGCTCAGTCATAGCTCGTGTCATTTCTTAAGTCTTTCTTGGCCAGTTGCAAGTCCTTGGATTCCAATATTATGGGCTGATTGTATTTTAGCCGCGGAAAGCAAGTGCTCGATTCTAGTGTTAATGTGCTCGTTCTCAGCGCGTACTCGCGCAATCTCTGCGTTGATGATAGCGACCTGGGCGTAGGCTTGTTCGGTCTGCGCATTGGCAGCTTCGTTTTGGGCCTTTGCCATAAGTTCTATTATCTTCGCATTGTTCATACGCTTTTCTTCTTCCAGCGTAATTGCAAATTGTTGCATCTGGGTTTGCAAAGCAATCTGCTGCTCTTGCAAACGACCTTGGATTTTGGTCTCTTCGATTTGCAGTTTGGGATCTTTTGCCGGCGGCTGCCCTTGCGTGCCCGTAAAAATTAAAGGAATTCCGTCGATGCGCAAAGCCTTAAGATACCGAACTTCCACCGCATCGCGATTGTATCCAGGAGTTGTCATGGCGGCTTGCTTAAGCGCACCGGCCATCTGCAAGCGCATAGAATCACTGGTTACGTTTGGATCTGCTACGGGAGATATTTTATCCGTGCTTCCTTGGTAGTCAGCGCGGGTAGCTCCACCCGGCTGCGGTACGTCGAGCGGTAAGAACATTCCGTTGAGCTTGAACAGCTTGGAGAATTCTTCCTTAGACGAACGCCAGATGCGCTTGAAAATCGCTGTGTAAATCTTCTGCCCCATTTCCACCATAGTTTGCGTGGTTTGTGCTGGAGTATTCTGGCCGGGGTTTTCGCCAACAGTTATGTCGGTAGTTCCACTAACGCGCGAAGTGTAGTTAATCAGCAAGCTAAGCAACTGGAATAACACATCAGAAGGCGCATTAACGGGAAGTGGAAATATAGACTTGCGCAGGTCATCTCCAGTAGAATCCACGCGTTTCCACTCAAACGGAGCGATCGTATAGACGCCACCACGAATCTTAGCACCACGACCCAAGAAACCTCCGCCAGTCGTCTGCATAGTCCCAGCATCAAGCAGCATATTAACTAAGGAATTAACTGCCTCGTTAAGCGGCCCAAGGAAAACGCCAAAACCAATGTCATAGATTCCGCCATCTGGACTTGGAATAAAAGTCTTTTTAGTAAAGTATTCCATTGCATTGATGCGGATAATCTTGCCTTTATGCGGCCCGCTAGCAACGCGTTCAATGTCACTTTCTCGGTCAAAGCGAGTTACAATACGGACTACGTACTTAGAAGTCGACTCAAAGGTAATGATGTAGGGCTCAGCGTAACCATCTCCATCCAAGTCCATGTTGCAATGCTGCTCAAGGAACATGAGCGCAGTAGTTTCATCGGGCGGCGGAGGAATTAGTCCTTGCCGATTGTCCTGATTTACTCGCTGGATTGTAGAAATAGTTGGCGACGGAGCGTGCATGTACCAAGGTTGCTCAAGCACGTCGCAGAAAACGCCGCGCATGACTTTTTCGTAAACTTCGTTACGGAACATGGGAAGCTTGTGGGTCTTGCGGGGAGAATCTTCTACAGACTTGCTCCAGTAATCCAGCACCAGGTCTTTAGCGAGGACAAGCTCACTGACATTATGACCAAGAGAAGCAGAATAGTAAGATTTCTTAAAATTTGTACCAATAATGCTTAAATTCAGGATCGCTTTATCTTCTTGCTCTTCCCAAGTTTTGTCTTGGTACAGCAATTGCCAGCTCATATGCGTAGAAACACGGTCAGCGTGGGCAGCGTGTTCCCCCTGCGGGTCGTCGCCGAAGACAGTGCACTTGACTATATCAGTTCCGTTAACAATCGCAGGGTAAGCGCGCGCGTGAAACTGCATAGCAGCGATAGTCACTAGCGGAAACGCAACATTGCTGCATCCAGGCCACGGAAAAGTCTTGTCTTTCTGAATCTGCAGGGCTAAATCCATCCCTGACTCATTACGCTTCATCCAGATAGAACGAGAGTACTCATCGCGAGTGTAACCAGCGTGGCACTCTTCTCCAATTCGCCGAAGATCGTTGGAGTCAAACAACTCGCAAAGATTAGGCGAGCCTATT